CATTTAATGATTCGCCACCATCAGCACTAAAGTCTTGTTCGTTATACACTCGTGTATCAAAGCACCACAGTTTAATTTTGTAGTCTTTGTATTGATCCATAATACCTTGTATTTCACTTAGAAAGTCACGTCCTTGCACATCGCCAATTGAACCTGACATATCAATACAAATACACAAGTCGATAGTTTCATCATAATCCATACCAGGTAATATAGCACCAGTGTGCCAGCCCTTACGTGATGGACGACTAAATGTAAAGTCGTTTCTAATAGTGCTTTGGATCTGCTGTTGTAATAGTTCACGCCAGTTCATCTTAGGCTCTGTAAGCTCTTTGATCATACGTGCAACACCTGCAGGTGTATTACCTGCGCCTGCACTCTGTGCTGCCGAGATCATGTTTTCTTTAATCTCGTCTTTAATCTGCTTTATTTCTTCTTTAGAGTACTTAGGACGTTTCTTTGATACAGCGTTACCTTGTCCGTCTTCGCCTTCTTCGCCTGGAGAACTTCCTTCGCCGTCTTCATCCCACTCAAGATGTTCGTCTAGCATTTCTCCAAGTTGATCTAAAAAGTCTTGTCCGTTCTGTTTTGCTTGTTCATATATGTCATCATATACTTCTTCTGAAGTCCAACCTTCGTATTTAAAGTCTTGAAAGCAGTCTACAATTTTAACCATTTCACCAATACGGTCACGTACTAGCGTATTGTTTACAATATAGTCTGCGGCAATATTATAAATTTGCGGGTTACGATCACCTCTACGACCTAAGTGATCAAATACACAGTGTAGAATTTCGTGTGCAATAACAAACTCAACTTCTTTGTTTGACATTGCATTAAAGAACTGTGTATTGAAGTATAAGTTACGACCGTCTACTGCGGCTGTAGGACACCAGTCATCTGCTGCCAAAATACGCAAACGTGTTGCCATATTACCAAAGAAAGGATGACGTAATAGTAGTCCAATACGTGCAACAATAATGCGGTCAAGTACTTCTACACGCATATCTTCTAGTTGCTGTGGAGTAATGTCTGGATCTGGTGTCCAGTGTTTTTTGCCTTCTACATTATATAGTACATCTGCATCGAACATAGTCATACCCTTCTATCAATTTATATATACATTATAGCATATTTAACAAGTTTGTCAACCTTAATCTACTGCCTTTTGCGCTAAATTAACATCAACGTCTTGTTTAGATTTACCAATCCTAATTTCATCGTAATACAATACTTGAGTTGGAATGTTTGGGTTAGTCATAGTCCAACGGCTTATAAATGAGTTATAAATTCCCCAAGCAAAATGTAACTGTTTATTCTTACTCTTATTAAAATGATGTTGATGCATAACAGGGCGCAAAATATGACTACAAGTTGTCTGCTTTTCGTTATTAATCCAAACTTCAGCAAACTTACCGTCTAATGATCCTTCACTCCGTTTCATTCCAAGATCAGTGCCTATTTGGATATCAGTCCACTTACCTTTTAACTTACTTAAATTACCAACATAACAACTCTGTTGAGTAGCATTAGCTACAAACCGAAGTCGTCCGTTAGTTGCATACATATTCCATATTGGAGAACTTACTCCAGTTAATTTAACTTGTCCTATCATTGTGTTTGCAGGTGAAATGCCTACAAAATCTTTTGGTATGAACATACTATATCCAACCCACACAACTTGATTAGCATAAGGCATAATTTCATCAATTTGTGTAAACCTTTCAGTACGGCTTCTATCCTGTTTACAATCGTTCCATTTAGCATCTCCGGCGCAGTCGCCTTGTCTGAGTTCAAAACGCTGACTTTTTGTTCCTGCTCGAACAACGTCTTTAGACATTACAAAAGCATAATTTTTTGTATGACTAATTGTCTTAGGTTCGCTGTTATATCTTGTTATTGGCATTGCGCCACTACCAGCAACACACGCTGACATTAGACTAGATGCAATAATTAATGCGATAAGTGAAATCTTTTTCATTTTGATATCCTTGATTGTTCAAAAGGAACGGACGAGCTCAAAAGAACCCGTCCGTTTTGTATCTTAAGCCTCTTGTGCAGCCTTAATATACTTTCCGTAACGATCGTGGAATTCATCAAAGCACTCCACTTCGTCTGGATCAATGGGCAATGAATACTGTGTTAGTGCGAGCTTAATGCCCATAACAACTAATTCAGTATCAAAGTTATCCATTGAAAAGCGCAGGAAGTTGTTAACTTTGTCATCAAACTTTTTATCACCTTTGTCTGATGCTTCTTTTAACTCATAGCAAAGAGAAACAGTAAGGGAATACATTGCACTGATTTCTTTGGTCTGTAACTCCTTAACTTTGCCTGCTAGGATATCAGTTGGATTAGGCATGCTCGACGCAACTTTACGGTGCGCCATAAATTTGACAGCCAATCCTTCACCAACCGATCCACTTACCAAGTCGGTAGTGGTTGTCTCGTCTTCGTTATCATCAAGCAATTCTGAAACAAACGACCAACTACGTGGTGTTGCAAAAGAACGACTCGGTGAACGAGGATCGAAATCGTATAAATCTTTCTTACTAAACTGTAAGTAACCAACAACATCTTGGTGTTGTCTGTTGTCTACTGCCCACTCAAACCAGTCACCAAAGTCAACTGCAAGTTCTAAGTGTACAAAACGATTTGCTAACGGAGCAGGCATACGATATGTAACACCTTTGTCAGCTTCACGGTTACCAGCCGCAACAATAAGAACGTTGTCTGGTAGCTTGTATTGCCCTACACGACGATTAAGAATTAATTGGTATGCTGCCGCTTGTACTGCTGGCGCCGCCGAATTCATTTCGTCTAAGAACAGTACGACATGATCAAATTGTGCCGCAAACTCTTCTGTTGGAAGTTCTGCAGGTGGTGCCCAAACCATTGTACCTGAGTTGCTATCAAAGTACGGAATACCTTTAATGTCTGTAGGTTCCCATAGTGATAAACGAATATCAATCAAATGTGAGTTGGATAATGATTTTTTGGTAATCTGTCCTACAATGTCAGACTTACCAATACCTGGAGGTCCCCATAAAAAGATAGGACGTTTCTTACGGAACGCTCGCAAAATGCTTTTCTTTGCGCCGTTCGGTGTAACTGTACGTAGTGCTGTTGCTTCCATTGCTGTATTCCTCTTATGTTATCAGTGCTAATTTCTAACTTATATATATAGTATACACTAATTACAGCAAATGTCAACCACTATTTAAAGATAATTTTAAATTTCCTGAAATAGATATACGATACTCGTTGCTATCATAATAAGGATAAACTTGATGATGCAATTCTGCTGGGAATACTGCAATGCTACCTTGCCAAGTTTTGTCTACAGGTAGAACCTGCGATGTAAGTTTCCCTAAAAAATCTGTGTAAACAAATTCAAATGTACCTACTCTGTGATCTTCTGATTCTAGTATTTTATCTTGCTTTAGTGTGTAAGGTATGTCAACCCAAATTACAAAACTATAAAGCCCGCTATGTTGATGCAAAGGAACAAACCCGTTTGGTTTTTGAAAGTTCACCCAGATACGTTCAAATTCAAAATCAGGAATACTTGCTGGAATAGCAGTTGTAAAGTTATACATACGTGCTAGGTAATTATATTTTTTTTCATGGAGTTCTATTAACTCTAGAACTTTTTTCTTAATTATATTTTCGCTTAGTGGTAAATTGTGATATTCTATATCACCTATTACACTTCTTTGAAAATTAACTAACACATCACCTACTAGTTCATGTTCTTTAATTTTCGTCTTGATATTTTCGATATCTTTCTTAATCGTTTGAAAGCTAAAAGCATCAAACTGAGTAATAAGTAATTTACAATCTTCAATATAATTAATCATTTTTGTGAACGTGTCATTGCTTTTGTAAGTCCGTACTTGCGTAAATCTCCTGCAAAAAGAGTTAGTTCGACTGCTTTCTTTTCGTTGGTTACTGTAATACTACGGTTAGTAAGATAATACGGACAATCAATAAATTGATCTAAAAAGATAATAACTTGTGTCGTAAGTGGCATATCTCGAGGATAAGGTATGTCGTAAGTTGCTAAATCTATTTCAGTTAAGATATCAAACCCTGCTTCGGTAAGTCTTAATCCGCCTGTGTTTTTGCTTCTATTGTTTTGCCACCAAAGCGGCATAAATTCTTTTACTGCTAAGTCGTTATAACTTTTGCCTAATTCTTTTAGAAAGATTTTTGTATATGTTTCTTTCCAACCCACAGCTTATTCGTTTACTTTTGTACCATTAGATAATTTATAAACTTCAAAATCGTTACATCTAAACATGTCATTTAGTTTCTTAGCAAGATTGTGTGCATGTCCTGGATTTGAAAATGACACTTTCTTATATTTAGGTCCGGGATAGTTTGTAAGCATGTTTGAACTCTTTAGATTAAATGGTTCTTTTTTGAAGAACACTGCCCAGATTCCTTCAGCTTGCAGTACTTGCTCGCTTCTATAAGTTTTATTGTTTGTAAATTCTAATAATACATTTGGCTTTGGTCTGCTCATATGCGCAATCCTTTAATTAACTACGCATATATTTATCTCTTTTAAGTTATCTACGTACTTAAATCACCACCATCCATAGTAACATTAATAACTTCTTCTTCTGCCTTGTGAGCATATTCTTGTACAAACTTTTCTAGATCGCCTTCAAGCCTTGTCATTACTATACCAAGAGTGTATGCTAAATTTTTTGCAGTTTGAATCTCAAGACGCAGTTCTTTTGCTCTACCATTATCGGCATTCTTTACAGCTTGCAAAAATTGCTGTATTGCTATTGTATTAAGAGGTTCTGTTGACACGACTAAGTTCCTGTTTCATTTCAAGCTCAGTTTTAAACGGTCCACGGAAGTCGTAACGTTCAATTGTAATTAACTTTGGACAAAAACTTTTAACCCAACCTTTATCAAAATGTATTGTATAGTATCCTGCACAGTACAAACTTTTGCTCTTTACACTCTTTGTAAACAATGGTAGTTTGCGCTTAACATCAAACATACTATTATAAGGTGTACAGCTTGTAGGAAAGTTACTTACAATCTTATCTGCTGATTCTGGAATTTTAATTTCTGTTTGTGCCTCGAACAACATATTTCCAAGGTTCTTTTTTAGTTGTCTTTCGTTGTCAAAAAACTTAACACCTTCTGCACTACTTAACATAAACTTATCTTCAGAAATACTTAGTGTTCCAACCTTTACTTCATTTTCTTCTACAATCCAAAATCTATTCTTAAGGATTTCTTTTGCTTTTAAACTCATAGTGGGTACCTCGCTTGTAAGGGTTCTGCAAAGGTTGCTGCCTGGTCCGCAATGCGTTGCATATCCCACTTAGCACAAAACTTCATAAGTCTCATGCCTACTTGTGATACTTCTTTAGGCTTAGCATTCTCTGCAATCGTATTATTAATTATCTCTCTAATGTCTGCAGGTTGTGCAGTTAAGTCACATAGTGTAACATTACGTTGATAGTCATCTAGTACACGATGCTCTGCACCTTCGTGATCTACCCAACGCTGTAGCATCATGTTATTCCAGTTGTAGCCTTTAGACTCTTTGTCTTCAAATGCTTCAATAAGGCCAACTTTGTTCTTAGTGCCTTTCTTGCGTACACCAGGATAAGCACTAAACACGTTGTCACTAGTGTCGCCACGCATACACTTTTCAAACAACATAAATTCAGGCACAGGTGCAGGCTTAGCTTCTTTAGTCTTCTTGTCAATTACAGGATTGCCATTCTTATCAAAGTAACCTTCATGTGTAATTGTAACGTCTTGTATACCATTGTACTGTGTACAGTTAGGTGCAATAAGTTGTGCAAAGTCACCGTCAGTACTAATAATAACGTGATTGTCGTTAGGGTGTGATTGTACCCAACCAGCAATAAGATCATCAGCTTCTAGTTGCGGATGACGCATAACAGTACAGTTAGTCTTAGTTGATACAAAGTCCTTAAACTCATCGAAGCACTCCCAAAACACAGTATCTTCTTCTTGTTGTGCAGGAGTAAGTGCGTCACGTGAAACTTGCCTGTTACGCTTGTAAGGCTCATAAAAGTCTTTACGCCAGCTACGACCTTCTAAACAAAACACAACATGATCTGCTTTAAAGTCACGCCACGCTTTCTTAACACCTGCAAGTGTAATATGAAAAGCCATACCAACCTTAGTGTCAATGTCACCACGTACTACATGCCTTGCACGAAAGAATGTGTTAGCAGTGTCTACTAGTATGTAAGTTGCCATATTATGAACACCCCAATACACATAATGAGAATAAGTCACCGCTCTGTACGAACGAGACTAACATTGTAATACCTATAATTTCTAACATAGTTTTGCCTTTGTATAATTTATAGTACTATTATAACACCGAATCTGGCTGTTGTCAATCATTAACTGACATTCCTTTACGTGTAAATTCTTTTGCTCTTTTGATAACATCTTTACTGCTAAGTTTACTATTACTGAGCTTTTGTTTCCATTGCTTAAACAATTTTTGTTGCTGAGCTTTGTCCATTAGCTTACTTCGCTTTTTCCTTTGTCAATAGGCACAACATTAATGTAACCTGCGCCACGGTCAGTATCCATGCCTTCATCTTGTAACATGTTATATACAATCTCTTTAAACCAACGATCTACAATTTCTTCTTCTGGATCATTTTCAAAACCGTATCCATTTTTCATTAGTTCTTCAATAAAGTATTCATTCCAATCGAGCTCAAAGAATCCGTTTCGAATATTATCTTTGTTAATTTTCATATCAAGAACATTAACCCAAGCCTCTTTTTTCTTTGTGTAGTATGCTTTAGGGTCTTTCTTTTTAAGAAGTTTCATTTCTTCTTCTTTGATACGTGCTTCTTCTGTTGCAAGAGCTTCTTCTTTAGCAGTAATGCCTGTGATATCTCTTACTTTTTTATTCCACCATCCCATCATAATAATCCTTTTTCTCTCAACTGTACGTCGAGTGGTTTGTTAATAGGCGCCTTCATCGCCTGTTCGTGTTGCTTGTTCTTGTACTTTGCATCAAGTGCCCCACGCATTTCCGAAGAGTGAAATGTGTAGTCTTGGGGTGAATCTCCACCCTTCGGCCATACACGCTTCAGCAACGTCTTTAACGTTGAGGGTGTATTCTTCACTGCGTCCACCCATTGGCATAAGATATACCGGACATTCCACCCCGGCACTTCTGTAAGCGTCCACAGCTCTCTTAACCTCTGCAAAGTCGCTTTCAGTAGCGACAACAAACTTGAGATACAATTCGCTATCACAAACCCTAGTATACTCAAGAGCAACACTAGGCTTAATAGCAGTCTCCCAAGGTTCTCCGCTAACACTAAGTTTTGGGGAACAACTCCAAGTGACTTGAATTCTGTCACTCCTGTTGAGATACTCGTAGAGATCGTCGTGTAGATGTTGTGTAGTGTTTGTTTCAAATGTAACATTTTTTAAATCCTGCATACGTGGGTGTTCGAACAGCTCTACGTAAAGTCGTTGCCACGCTAACAACGGCTCACCACCTGTCATGATCAAGTGTACATCTTGACCGTTATCTTGTACCCACTTACCGTTAGGAGTAAGTGAAAGCAGATGTTCTACAACTTCATCTACAGTTGCTTGTCTATTAAACTTTTTAAACTCAGGATAGATACTTGCATAAGTATCACAACCTGTATGTATAATAGGCAAGTCGTTAAACTCTTTTGTAGTTTCGTGTACGCCTGCATCAAGCAAACCTTGCACTTCAGCATTGTGGATAATGCCTTGCTTTTGTTTTTCGTCACGCATTGGCTCGTTCTTCAAGCCAAAATTCATGCAACGAAAGTTACAACCGAAGGTGCGTAGAAACACACTGGGTACTCCTACAAACTTGCCTTCGCCTTGTACTGAATAAAATGCTTCTGAGTATCTTAGTTTCATTGCTGGCTTTCTGTTAACTGCTTCATATGACGGATATCCTTTTTCAAATACTGGTGCTATCATTTGTTTAGCATCCTTGCACAAGTTAGGAATGAATTCTCTTCAAGACAATCACTCCAGATATGCTGTAAATAAAATCCTATGCCTACAATAAAAATAACTGCGGCAGCACCGTAAATTAATTTCTCAATCATTAGCAACTGAACTCCTGTTGTAGTTTAATGTTATCAAAGAACTCTTTCTTTGTGCCTGCGTCATCTTTAAATGCACCACGTAGTACTGTAGTTTGTGTTAAACTACTGTGTGCCATAATGCCGCGATTCTCACAACAACCGTGTGTTGCTTGAATGTAAACACCTAAGTGT